CATCCCTAGGGAGCGCCGATGTGAGAGTGGCGAGCAAGCCCGCCCCTAGCCTGACCTCGACCGGTCGGGCCATTGCCGCGTTTACACGCACCGCGCGCACACTTTCGCGGCGGGCTGGCGCGGTGGTGGCCCGGCGCGGTGCCACAGTGCTTGGCGCGGCTGGGCTCGTCTCGATCGCCGTTGGCGCCGGGATGGTCTACCGCCCGGCGGGGCTGATCGTCGGCGGCATGCTCGCGGTGTGGTTCGCGTCGTTGCTGCCGGGTGGTGCGAAGTGAGCAACGTCTTCGCTCGCCGCAAGCCGACCCCGAGCAACACGGTTCAGCAGCTCTCGATCAGTGACCCTCGGTTCTCCCGGTGGCTCGGGATCGACTCGGCGGCCGGCGTGCCGGTCAACGACTACACGGCTCTGTCGATCTCAGCGCTGTGGCGCGGGACGATGCTGGTCTCCAGCTCGATCGCCGGGCTGCCCCTGGCCACCATGCGCGAGTGGGGCTCGACCCGTGCGCGGGTCGCCTCGTGGCTCGACGACCCTGGTCGATCGGTCGGGTTCAATCCGTTCAACTGGAAACAGACATCGATCTTGCACATGCTACTTGGCGGCGACTCGTTCCAGCGTCACCTGTACAGCGGGTCCGGCCAGGTCACTGGCCTTGAGCCGATCAACCCGAGCTGTGTGCGGTCGTATTGGGACGACACCCGCTTGGGCGGCAAGCGCCACGAGGTCACCCTGTTTCGCGACAACCGGCGGATCGTCGAGACGCACGACGCTACGAGCATGACTCAGGTCATGGGGCCGACGCTCGACGGGCTGCGCGGGCTCTCGGTCGTGGGCGTAGCGCGTACGTCGCTCGGTGGCGCGATCGCGGCCGACCTGGCAGCGGCGCACACCTTCCGCAACGGGCCGATGATCGGCGGGCTCGCGGTGCCGAGCGAGAGTGAGGATCTCGACGACGGTGACGCCGCCAAGGCATCTACCATTCTGAATGACGCGATCGGCGGGACGGAGAACGCCGGTAAGATCGTCGTACTCGAACGTAAGTTCGATCTCAAGCCGTGGGGCATGACGCTCAAGGATGCACAGTTCCTTGAGTCGCGGCAGTTCTCGATACAGGAGATCGCCCGCTGGCTCGGCGTGCATCCCGTTTTCCTTATGGATCCTGGCGCCGTGTCGACGTGGGGTACCGGCGTCGAGATCCTTCAGCGCGGGCTCGGGCGCTTCACACTTCCACAGTGGACTGATCCATTCCAAGAGGCGATGTCCGACCTGTTGCCTAACAAATCATGGGCACAGTTCGATTTCAAGGCGTTGGAGCGCGGCGCGCCGGCTGAAGAGATCTCCCTGATCATTCAGCAGATCGACGGCGGTCTACTGACGATCAACCAAGCGCTTTCCCTCGTCAACCGCCCCGGCATCGGCGAAACCGGCGACGTGACGCGCTTGCACGGGGTCCCGCTCAACCCGCCTCCGGGCGAGCAGGTCAGCCCGACGTCAGCCATCCCGGCGGCCGGGGCCGTGCCGAGCAACGACGAGCTTGCCAGACTGCTGACAGGGGACTCACGATGACCACTCGCCTTGCCCTGCTCGCCCGTCACACACGGCGGCTCGCGCTGTCGACCTTGCCGAATTGCCGGCCGGCTGCGCGCGTTGACGCGCGCGTGCCGTGGTACACGATCCGCAATGCCGACGACGGCGCCGAACGGGTCATCGTGTCTCTCGACGGCGAGATCGGCTGGGACGTGGAGTCGAGCGATTTCGCTCGCGAGCTGCGAGCGATCACCGCGCCGAACATCGATCTACACATCAACTCGCCAGGCGGCTCAGCATGGGACGGCTACGCGATCTACAACGCGCTCGTCACGCACCCGGCGACTATCACGGCGCACATCGTAGGCGTCGCCGCTTCGGCAGCGTCATTCATCGCCATGGCTGGTACCGAGGTCGTGGCGTACCGCCCGAGCGAGATGATGATTCACGATGCCGCCGGATGGGTTGACGTATGGGGGATTCTCAATCCCGCGGACCTTGCTCGCGTGGTTGGTGCGCTGACCGAGCTGAAGGGCGCGCTCGACCAGACGAGCGACGAGATCGCCGCTATCTACGCGCGTAAGGCCGGGGCTGACCACGGCACTGCGGCCGACTGGCGGACGCGCATGCAGGCGACCACGTGGTACACGCCCGACACCGCGCTTGCGGCCGGGCTCGTCGATCGTATCGACGGTGATGACATTGACTCCCCGGCCCCGGGGGAAACAGGGGCAACCGACGGCGCGTCAGCGTCTGCAGCGTGGGACTGGGCTCGCGCTCGGGATCGGGCTCGGGCGAGGGCTCGGGCGTACTAGTAGGGAAGGAATTCAATGCGCTCAATCGAAGAGATCCTCGCCGACATGCAGGCGATCATGGACAAGGTCGACAAGACGTCCGAGGATCTGACCGCGTACCTCGCTCTTGAGAGCGAGCTTGCCGCCGTGCAGGCAGAGGGCAACGCCGAGACCATGCCGGCCGGGGACGAGGAAACTGACGTCGCCCCGGCGCCAGTGCCGGCCGCTCTGACGCCGCGTCAGGTGGCGCAACTGGCCGCGGCGCGGAAGCGCCATGCCACGTACGTCACTACCGTCGTGCCGGCCGGCCGGCCGAGCAACCGGCAGCGCGAGGACGCCGAGGGCGAGGGCTTCCGCAGCTATCTTCGTACCGGCCGGGTCAATGCGGACATGCAGGTGGGTCCGGTCAACGCTCAGGGCACCGGCACCGGCAGTGCGGGCGGCTACCTCGTGCCCGAGGGTTTCCTGGCTCGTATCGTCGAGGTGATCAAGTCGTTTGGCGGCGTGATCAACGACGCCGAGGCGTTGACCACCGAGACCGGCAACCCGTTGCCGTTCCCGACCAACGACGACACGGCCAACGAGGCCGTGGTCGCGGCTGAGAACGCGGTACCCGCCTCGGGTGCCGATCTCGTGTTCGGCACCGTGCAGCTCTCGGCGTTCGAGTACGCCGCGAGCGGTACCGGTGGCAACGCGCTCGCCGTGCCACTGGCGCTGATTCAGGACTCGGCGTTCAACATCGAGGACTACGTCGCCAAGAGGCTCGGCATGCGGCTCGCCCGCAAGATGGCGCGGGACGCCGTGACGGGCACCGGGGCGGCTCAGGCGCAAGGCGTCTTGCAGGGCATCACGGGCCGCGAGATCAGCTCGGCGCTCAGCTACTCCGATCTGGTCGACCTGATCATGTCGCTCGACGAGGCGTACTGGGCCAACGGCAAGTGGTACATGAACCGGTCGAGCCTCGGCACGATCCTCAAGCTCGTCGATGCGTCGAGCCAGCTCATCTTCAAGCCAGGCACGCCGATGCTCAACGACGCCAACGCGACGCAGGTCTCGGGTGCCATCCAGATCGGCGCGGTGCTCGCGCCGGTCGTGTTGGACTCGGCGTTCGCCGATATCCTGCTGACCGCGGGTGCTGGCCAGAACTGGGGCATCTTCGGCGATCTGGCCGAAGGCTACGTCTGGCGTCGGGTGCGTCAGGTCGAGGTTCTCGTCGACCCCTTCACCGGCGCGAACAAGCGGCAGGTGCAGTACAACGCGTGGGCTCGCGCCGACGGCCGGCAGAAGAACACGAGCGCGTACAAGGTCATCGCGGGCTACACCGCGTAGTACCTCCCCGTGGTGGGTCCGGGCATTCCCGGCCCGGACCCACCCGATCGGACCCAACACACAACGTCCACACAGGAGGGACACAGAATGCGTCAGGATAAGTTCGACGCGATGCGAGTGCTCGGCACGGCCAAGGGCTCGATCGCGACCGCGACCACCACGGCTCTCGACTTCGGGACGCCCAACGACATCGATCTGCGCTCGACCGACTGGGCGCGTGGCTGCCGGCTACTGCTGGTGCTGCGCAACACGACCGCGGGCACCACCGACACGACCGGGTGGACCGTGCAGGACGCGCCCGACAACGCTGGTGCGATCGGTACCCCGGCGACGGCGCTGACGGACAGGGTTGCGGGCGCTGCCGCACTGACCGGTGGCACCGGCGATCAGTACATGGTGCTCGCCATCACTCCGCAGGCCGACCGGCCGTGGATCCGGGTCAACATGACCAGGGCCGCGGGCACCACCGACACCACGGTTGTCTCGGCAATCCTGATCGCGGTTCCGGCCGTCATCTGATCGCTCAAGTCCACGGTAGAAAGATGAGAGGAAAGATCATGAGGGTGAGAGCCAGGTTCATGTGCGGCGGGTTCGCCGAGAGTGTCTATTCACCGGGGGCGCGCGTCTATGTCTTCCACGCGGTGACCGACGACGATGGCGGCGCCGAGAACGCGCGCTACTACAAGGCGTCGCCCAACGGCCAGCTATCGATCACGGTCGATAATCCCGAGGTGAGCTTCGAGCGGGGCCAGGCGTACTACCTCGACTTCGTTCGCGCGGGCGACTCGGAGCCGTGCCCGTGTGGCTCATCGGACTGCGCGCCATACGCCACCGCGCCGGCCGCGACCTGATCCGCCCTACTCAACCCGATCCGTGAAGGGAGGTGGCACACAATGTGGAAGCCCGTATATGCGTCGCTCGCCGAGATGCGAGACTGGCTGCGTATCCGCGAGGTGGCGGACACCGACGACGACGCGCTGTTAGGGCTCAAGCTGAGTGCCGCCTCCCGCGCGGTCGACACCTCGGCCGGTCGGCAGTTCGGCAAGGTCGACTCGGCGGTCTCGCGCTCGTACGAGGTGCGCTGGTCGCGCACCTGTGCTGCGTACGTGGTCGGGATCGACGACATCATGGATCTCACCGCGCTTGTGCTCACCCTTGACGGCGTGGTGCTGACAACCGATCAGTACTCACTCCGGCCGCGCAACGCGATCGCTGACGGCATGCCGTACACGTGGGTCGAGATCAGTGTCTCGCCGGGCGAGGGCGTGCTCGTAGGGCTCGGGCTGTGGGGCTGGAACGCGGTGCCCGATGAGGTCAAGGAGTCAACCATGCTGCAGGCCTCGCGGCTCAACATCCGACGCGACAGCCCGTACGGCATCGCGGGCGGGGCGGATGGGGGGGGCGAGCTGCGCTTGCTGGCGCGCCTTGACCCCGACATCGTGCCGCTCGTGACCGGGCTCAGGCGGACCGGGTGGGTGGCGCGATGAACGCCGAGACCGTTGCACAAGAGCTGTCCGACCGGCTCGGCACCATCCTCAGTGGACGGTCAACGCCATACGCGCCCGACACGATCAGCCCGCCGGCCGGGTACGTGTTCGGCCCCGAGACGACGTACCACCAGAGCTACGCCAACGGGCTCACACGGGCCAAGCTCTCGGTGACCGTGGCCGTCGCCCGCGCGCCGCTCGACGTGGCGTGGAAGGCGCTCTCGGGCTACGTCAGTGACGTTGGCGCCACGTCCGTCAAGGCGTGCCTTGAGAGTGGCGCGTATACAGCATTCGACACGATCGTCGTCACTCGCTCTGTCGTTGGCGACGTGACCATCGGCGGCACCGCGTACAAAGGCGCACAGTTCGACCTCGACATCACCGGAAGTGGGGCGTAGCAACAATGACAACCGCATCGAGCCACGGTAGCAAGGCGGCGCTTTCTGTCGCCGCGAGCGCCATCGGCGTCTGGACCACGCAGAGCGAGCTAAAGCGCGTCGCGGACAAGAGCGAGACGACGGCCTACGGCTCAGAAGGGCACGAGTACGCCGATGGCGAGGGGCTCAAGGCGCACATGTTCACCTGCTCGGGCTGGTACGACAAGACGGCGACCACAGGCACCGAGGCTGTCTTGGGTGGGCAGGAGGGCCAGAATCTCGCCGTGGTCTACGGCCCCGAAGGATCGACCGCGGGCATGCCGCGCCACACCTTCGTGGGGCACCTTGACGATTGCACCATCACGTCGCCGGCCACGGACATTACAAAGTGGTCAGCCACGTTCACGGTGTCGGGCGAGATCGCGACCGATAACTACAGCTAGTCCGTCCCGCTCGACCCGTCGCGTTTACACGCAACCCACAGGCACAGTAAGGGGTATCGATGGAATCCGAGGAACTGATCCTGCCGTCAGGCGAGGTCATGCTCGTACGTGGGCTCAGCGGCCTGGAGGTCGCGCTGATATCCAAGCGCAACGCGCAGCTCGTTGACGACTCCGACGCCCCTGGCGGTGTCGCCATCCAGGTCGGGCTCATGCTCGGCAAGGTCAAGATACGCGAGGCTGAGGCGGCCGGGATCGCGTGGCTGAGTAGCCACGGCGCGCCCGACTTCACAGCCCTCGGCAACCGGATCGAGGAGCTGTCGGGCTTCGGGAAGGGCGCGCAGAAAAGCGCTGTGGATAGAGCAGCAGACGACTGACGAGGGCGCGTGGTACGCCATCGCTGAGACGATCGGCGGCCGTACGGTGGCCGAGCTAAAGGCCTCGATGGGCTACCGCGAGTTTGTCGGGTGGGCCGTGTACCTG